AGATCTGCGGGATAGCGGGGGTATCCAGAACCGATGCCCATTGCGGAGCCATATGGATGCTTACTACACCGTATGTCCGTCCGTATCCCAAACTATTTTTTAAGGAGGCTAAGAAATGGGTCGAACAACAGACCTCCTATGAGATGCTACATAACATTGCTGATCCAAGGAATCGTCTTCACATGAAGCTGCTTCATATGCTTGGATTTAAAAAGCTTATGTATGTTACCACTCAAACCAATCTTACTTATGTTGAATTTGCCAAACTAACTAAATCATGTGTGACGCCGTAGTTATTGGGGTTGCAACGGGCTTAATGAGTGCCGTTCAATCCATTGCTGGTTATCAAGCTCAAAGTCAAGCTGCTGCTGCTTCCCAACGTGCTTATATTGAGCAACGTAATCTTAATCAGGAAGCTGCTAATCGCGCCTATCAACAACAACAACTTAAGATGAAGGGTGAGATGGATAAAGCATCTCAACAAGCTGAGCAAGGTCTTGTGAGGCGTCTCCAGGCACAGGGTACTACTTTGTCTGCCGGACGTACTGGACAGTCCATCGGGGGCCTTCTAGCCGATGCTGAGCGTGTTGAAGGAAAGGATCTGGGTACGCTTGGTATGAACCTTGCTTATGCCCAACAGGATTACTTCTTTGGCATGGAGAGTATTTACAATCAACAGAAAACTGCTGACATTTCTGCCGCTTCTCAGAGGCAGGCTAAGCCAAGTGCTGGCGGACTAGTGCTAGGTCTTGCTGGAGCCGGACTTAGTGGATTCAGCACGTATGAATCTCTTAAACCCACAAAACCTATTGTTCCTCCCAAAAACACCCCTGCTCCTAAAGGTTAATTGATGTGGCTAGTATTTATGAATCTCCTGGCCAGCAGGTTACCCTAACTGGACCTCAAACAAATCCTTCTTTTCAGCCAGTTCAAGCATACGATGCTACACGCACAATACTTGAACAATCAGAAAAAGATCTTGAAGCCTTTGCTAAATTTAGTGATACGCTTGGTAATTTTCTTAAGCAAAAAGCTGAACAACGTAAAAAGGCTAAAATAGCTGAAGGCTACGGTAAATTCATTCGTGGAGAAATTAAATTAGATCCTAAAACCAAGGATAAATTTATTGCTCAGTCAGCCATGTTGGAGGCTGCTGCTACCAAAGATGTTGCGGTTGCTCAACAGGTGGCCGCTTCTGGAAAGGATCCAGGTGCTGCCAGCACAATTCTTTCTACAAGTCCTGCTGTTAGTGGATGGGAAGCAGTGGGTGCGGCACAAGCTGCGGCTCAACTCGCTCCAGCTAGTTTAGAATCTTTTCTTTATTCAAAGCGAAGAAGCGAGGTGCCTATCACTCTTCCTGATGGAAGTTTGGTAAAACCAAGTGAAGCAAAGGGTTATCAAATTAGTGATGTCACTCGTGTCCTAACTCAGCAGTGGGTTCAGGAATACGGTCTTGATCGCATTAACCCACAAATCATTCAAGAGTTTGGTGGCTATAACATGGCCATGGCGGAACGTGAAGTGATGCGTTCTTGGATGAAAGAAACGGACGAACGTGAACTTAAGACAAAACAGTACGAAGCAACCATTAAAAATGCAAATACCATTCCTAGTGCTCTGACTCCAGAAGGAGCTAATCGGTGGCAAACAACTTCTTGGAATGATTTGATGCGTGTTTATGGTGACCCCGTTGTTGCCAATGAAACACAACTTAAAATAATTGATGATCAGCTTAAGGTGTATGCCAGCACTGGTGACACTACCTCAATGCAACTGTTGATTAATTATTTAGGTGCTGCTCCTATTCCAGGAACCAACATGACGTTTGGCAGTAAAAATGCTGCTAGATTCCGTGAATTTGAAACTCAAATTTTAGATGCCAAAAAGGCTGCGGCTCAACGAATTGAGGATGACGACAAATCAACACTGGATACTGCTTATCAACAATTTCAAGCCCTTAGAGCTACCGCTACTCCTGAAAAGTTAGCGGCTGCTAGATCTGAATTTAGAGAGTTTTTGGCAAAGAGTAGCAGTCCTTATGCTATGGAATTGCAAAATAAACTGTCGAGTGAAGATAGTTCTATGCGCCTAGCTCAGAATATTGAAAAACAAATTCAGGCTGGCAATAAAAGGCCCGGTGGAGGATACCTTTGGACAGAGGATGAGATTGATAAACTTGTTCTCAGCAATGATCTTGAGGAAGCGGAGGCTACTCGCATTAAAGCCATGCTGCCGGACATTCCTAGTCTAGAATCATTAGGTAAAGGTGTCGGTGCTCAGATAGTTATTCCTTCGGTCAGAGGTAGTATTCTCAGTGGATTGGCTAAAGGCGGTGCAACTTATGCGGCAGACGCAGGATTTAGAGCACGAATTGATGGTGCAATTAACGGCGCTTCTCGTGTAGCTTTTGATACGCTTTCTGCAAAGTGGCAGCAGGCATTTGAAAAGACTGGAAAGTATCCTAACGATTCAGTTGTAGCTCAAGAATGGATTGCCGAAACACTTCGCAACCTTAAATTGTCTAAAGAGCCCTATTACATTGATAAACAGGGTAACACTCCAAATACTTTAAAGCCTCTTCCAGCAGGACAACCATACAAAATCAGAGATCCTGTTGCCAATCCAGAGGAGTTGCGTCGCATCCGTCAGCAAGTAGGCCCACTTCCTACTATTCCTGCTACGGTTCAACGTATTAAAGATCCTAGTGATTTCCAATTTTATCAAGATATTATTGATAAAGGAGGTGTTCTGCCTGCCGAAATTCAAGCAGCCGCAAAGATGGCTGGACTTAGCAGCGATGGTTGGATGGCTGCTCAAGGTAGGATGTTGGGTGTTCCGTATAAACCAAATGTAGATAGCGAAGCAGCTTTTAAAAAGAATGCTGCTATCAATTTGAATGCCGCTAATGTACTTCGTAACCCTCGTTCTACTAATGCTCAACGGAGGAGTGCTATGAAAATTCTTGAATCTATGGTTACTCCTACTCCAATATCTCAAGGAGATACGATGGGTGCTGGAGACTTTGGTGGTTTGGCTAAACTCACTTCAAGTGGGGAAGGCGGATTTAATTCCATTAATAAAGGAACTGCTGGAGACACTCCGCAAGGCATGAATCTGACTTCGATGCGTATCGGAGATGTTCAACAATTGCAACGTCGTTTTAATCAAACAAAAGGCCGCGAAGGTGTCTTTGCCGTAGGGTTTGCACAGTGGGTATCTAATGGACAATTAGACATGGCTGTTAAAGCTGCCGGTCTTGGTCCTGATGATAAGATGACTCCAGAGAATCAACTTAAGATGTTCTGGGCTTATATTCTTAATACCAACAAGCGTCCTACCCTTAGAGATTATCTTCTTGGTAAGAATAATGATTTAAATGCTGCTCAAGAAGACTTTGCTTGGGAATGGGCAGCGGCCCCCGGCCTTGATGGTAAAAGTAAGCATGGCGGTGTGGGCGGCAATGCTGCTAACATAGATGCCATTAAACTTCGTCGAGCACTTATGAATGCTCGTCGTGAGCTAAAGCAAATGTCCGATAGTGGCATGGATCCAATTGCTATTCTTAGCAAATAATTAACGTGGATACAGACTCCAATCTTGCGAGAACGGAGTCTCCACAAAATTTACTTTTTATACTTACTCCTGAGGGAGATACACACAAATGTCTGATCCTTTACAAGGCTGGGAACCCGGTAGTACGTATGGTGCCTATCGAGATCCTGAATACACAAAACGCGCACTTGCTGCTCAACAAAAAGATGAGCAAAAGAAAAAGACCGCCGCAGTTAAATCAGGCACCAAGCCTACAGCCAAAGCAAAGGCCAAGCCAAAGAAGAATCAACAAACGTGGAACCCAGCCGCAGTTGCTGGTCAAGGGTTGAAACAAGCGCTTGCTCCTGTAATGGGAGTTGCCAATGCTGCTGCTAAAGGACTAGAAAATACATCAGACTTTTTGGCTCAAGCTGCCGGACAAGATCCAAAGGTTAGGGCACAGCAAAAAGCAAAACGGCAACAAGAACTTGCCAAAACAAACAAAGCCATGTCTAAGGAGATGGCTGGGCCAAAAGAAATGGCTCGCATTGCTCTAAAAAGCACGGGCCCCGGCATTATTGAAAATGTTGTCGATACTACCCTTCTTATTGGAGATACCCTCCAACAACCACTGAGGGCCATCACAGGCACTTATGATGCCACTAAAGATCCATTCAATGACCGATATATTCGGGCTCAAACTGATCTTGGTATCACGCCTAAAACCGAAGGTGGAAGGAAGGCCGCACGGCTGCTTCAATTCTTTAATGCTACGAGGGCTGCTACACGCTTTTCTACGGCTGCTGTAACTAAACTAACCGGACAACCTCAACGACTTTCACAAGCCTTAAATATTCCTAAGGGTAAAGGGGCTCAAACGATTGTCGATAATATTCCTGGGGCAATTTCAGGTTTTATTATGGCATCACCTGAGGATCCTGAAACCTTGTCAAACTTTGCTCAAGACTTTGTTCCTGATGCAATTAAACCTTTGTTCTTTTTGGCTGCTGATGGGGAACAAGATAACCTTTATCAAATTAAACTAAAAGGTGCTCTTGATAACTTAGGTCTTGATGTCATTGGCGATGTCATTGGTTCCATGTTTAAAGGCCGTAGCTTCTTCCGTAAGGCCAAAGAAGCCGGTGCTGATGATGAGGAAGCATTGACTGGTTCTTTAAAGGCTATGTCCGATGAGGCCGATACTGTTGCTGCCAAGGCAGACGCTGACTACCGCAAGGAAGGTGAAAACTGGAACGATACACGAGAAGTTCAACTCAGCCAACTTCTGGACCAAGAAAATTTTCTTCGTAAAGAACTGGAATCCTTAGATCCGGCAGATGTAAGAGTTCAAGAAATTAACAAAAAACTTGAAGACATTAAAATTGATCAACAAGAAATTGATCGCGCAATTGTTGATAACTCTTACAAAGAAGTCTGGGAAAAAGAAGGTTCCTTTAAGCAGATCGGGCTTGACGAGTCAATTATTGCTGGCCGTAATTGGGTCACAGATTCTGCGGTCAAACGTCTGAACCTTGAAGATAGTTGGAAAAGTCTTATTCAACCTGCTATCAAAAATCTTGATCCTGACGCTCTTAATGCAATCTATCGTAATCAAGGCAAAGCTGCGTGGCAAAAGTTGAAGACTAAGCACACCGAGGCTTTGGTAGATAAATTTACTGAAGTAATGGACACGGCCTCTTCTGCTGATGAAGCAAAGGATTTGGCTCTTAAGTACCTCCGCCAGCAAGGTCAAACCTTTGCTAAAGCCAGTGGAGAAATGATCGAAGATGAAGCTGTTATTGTTGTTCAAGCAACAATGCAAGGCATGGCAGAAGAATTGGCAAAAGTTTCTAAAAGTTTGTTGGATGTAGATGCTGCTCATCTTACAAATGGAAACCAAGCTGATCGCCTTCTTGATCGCCTTATTGGCTTGATGATGTTGCGTAAGGAAGGGTATAGCTTGGATGCTGGTCGTAGACTTCTTCTTAGTAAATTTCCGTCTTACAAAAAAGTCATTGAAGAAGCAGGTAATGAAGCAGATAAGACCACTCTTACTCCTAGGATGCTAAAGACGTGGGCTGCTGATATTAAAGCGAGGATCCGTGCGGAAGATCCAACCGGCATTGAAGAGATGCGGATGATGGCTCTTGCCATGTCTTTGGCTCAAGGTGATCCTGCTAAAGCTATCAATTTCGGAGGAACGGTTCTTTCCAGTTTTGGAAAAGAATCATTGGGTTTGTATTTTAATAGCATTCTTTCTGGTCCTAAAACCATTGTGAGAAACATGGGTGCTATTATTCGCATCTTTGCTCAACCAATGGAAATTGGAATCCGTGGCGTCATGACTGGAGATGATCGCCTGATTGGAGCTGCTGGTGCTGGTATGATTGGGGCATTTAGTGGCCTCCAGGATGCCATACACGTAGCTGCTGTTACAATGAAGAGTGGCGTTCCTGCTACTTGGAATGAAGTCAGCGTTCTGCGTAAGGCTGAACTCATGGCAGAAGTTGATGCAATTGCTGATGCTGCTGTTGAACCCGCACAACGAGTTGCTGCTGGCACTCTTAAATTTGTCCATGCTATTAATAATTGGACAGATTTGCCAAGCAGGCTAATGATGTCAACTGATGACTTTGTTAAAACCGTCGCTGTTCGGCAGAAAATTTATGAGGATGCTATTCTTAAAGCGTTTGATGCAAGGACCACTAATGCCGGAACCTTTAAGAGTGCCAATGAACTAGCAATTCGTGAGTTTGAACGGAACGTTGATTTTAAGACAGGTCAAATTAAAGATAAAGCCCTTCAAGAGTTTGCTGAACGAGCAACTTATCAGGAAGATCCTGGTGGATTTGTTAATTCACTTTCTAACCTTGTTGAGCGGGCTAATCTTCTTGGCATTCCTGTTGGTAAATACATATTTCCGTTTGTGCGAACTCCAGCCAACATCATGCGTTACCAGTTGCAAATGACTCCAGGTGCTACGTCACCACTTTTGCAAAACTTTATGAGTGGGTATAAAAACGCAATTGCTACTGGAGATACACTCAAGATTGCTGAGTATCAAGGGCGAGAAGCTATTGGATCATTCCTTGTTTCATTTGGTTATACCCATGCGTGGGCCGGACATATTACCGGAAACATGCCTATGGATAAAAATGAACGTGAACGGTGGCGTCAAGCTGGCATCCTTCCACGCTCTATGAAGATTGGAAACCAGTGGGTTTCCTATAACTGGTTTGAGCCTCTATCCAACTGGATTGCGGCGGCGGCGGATCTTGGACACATGGAACGCAATGGGTCCATTAAAGAAACTGAAGAAGTTGCGACTCGTTTGGGATTTGCAATTGCTGCTAGTTTCACTGAAAAGAGTTATCTTGCTGGCCTTGATGGCCTTTCTCTTTTCAGCGCACCTTACGAAACTGTTTCTGAATTCACTAAGGCTAAAGAACGATTTGGTGAAGCTACAGGTCCTGCTGACAGAGCTACGGCTGCTGCTTTGGGATTTGTTAATTCATTTATCCCTGGAGCTGGACTCAGAAAAGCTTGGGCAAACACTTCGGATCCCTACTATCGGGAATATGAGTCTTGGACTCAAAAGAAACTGTTTGACATGATGCCTTGGCTTAGCAAGCAAAATGTCCCTTACAGTGTTAGTATTATTTCCGGCAAAACAATGCTTAATCCTGGTGGAGGACTGCGTAATGCTACTTTACCATTTGAAGCTATTGATGTTAATAATGATCCTGTAGCTCAAAAACTTGTTGAGCTGGATGTATGGCCTACCATTGATTATAAAAAGACTCAAGATGGCATTACTCTAGATCCACAAGCTAGGGTGAGGATGCAAGAGTTAATGTATGACAATGGCAATCTTCCCAAAGAATTGAAAGAATGGTTTAATAGTTCTGAATTTAAACAAAGTCAAAAGAATTATCAAGCCCGAACTTTGGAACGCGGTGAAGAGTATGTGGAACCCCTTTACCTTCGTCGAACCAAAGAAATTCTACTTAATGCTCATGGTAGGGCCTCTCAAGCTTTAATTGCTGAGCGTCCTGATCTAGCTGAAAAGATTCGTAAAGTTGGTCAACTTAAATTTGCTCAAGCGCAAGATAATTTCTCAAGTCAAGCTAAAATTGAGCAGCAAAATATTGAAGCCGAAGTTCAACAAATTGAACAATTAACTAAATTTGGCAACCCCTAAAATAGATGGCAACAACCTCAAATACATACACGGGGAATGGCTCTAACAAGCTGTTTTCTATTACATTTCAATATATTGATGAGGATAGCGTTAAGGTTTATCTTAACAATGTTCTTCAAACCACTCCAACTCAATACTTCTTTGCCAACCTAACCCAGATTGAATTTATCCTAGCTCCTGCTAATGGCGCTACGGTACGCA